GCCGTCCAGATGGCCCGAGATTTCTTTTATCTCGGGTCGGCCTCCGTGGGCCTCGGGGAGTCTCCCCGTTTTCCCCACCATTATGAGGTCCTCCCCCAGTCCCATTTTTAGGGCTTTCGAGATCTGAACGGCGCCCCCACCGAGGTCTACGTCGACTCTCTCCCGGTCACCAAGCATGATTGGCCGGCCTTCCTCGACTTCGTGTCATGGCGGGCCCCCTCCCCCCATACGGGACTCATGTATCCGCCGCCTGCGGATTTCATGAAGGGCCCTACCGCCTTGCTCTATGAGTCCTGGCTCGCTGACCATCCGGACGACCGGTGTCTACCTGTCTCCTTCGTCAAGCCCATCCAGGAGCCCCTCAAGGTCCGGGTCATTGCGACCCAGCCCCTGTGTGTTTCCCTTTCGACCCAGGGCCTCCAAGAAGGCCTTTGGGACCATCTTCGTCTCATGGCCCCATTCATCCTTACGGGTCGCCAGGTCGACTCGGAAGTCATCAACCAACTGATGGTTCGTGCTCTCACCCTCTGGCCAGATTTATCCCCGTCCCCCTCCATCCGCGCGTTTCATAGCGCTGATTACAAGGCGGCCACGGATAATCTGAATCAGAACGTCAGCCTTGCCCTCCTGGAGGGAATTTCCCCGAACTTTATCTCCTCCGCGCGCGGTTCCTCCCGTGGGACCGTTCGCCGCGATCTCGAGATGGCCAGGCTTGCCCTGGGCGACGTCGTCCTCCTCTACGAGGATATTGGCTCCGTGACCCGAAAGCGTAATAGTCAGCCCATGGGGAACGAACTCTCGTTCTCCCTACTCTGCCTGTCGAATCTTTTCAGCTTCCTGGAGCCCTTCGGCCTTTTGCCGGCCCTTGACGCCCTCCCGGAGGGTCCCTGGGGCCCCCACCACGAGGACCTCTTCGGCCGTATTCAGCAGCTCCCCATTCCCATCAACGGGGACGACGCGCTGGCGGTTCTCACTCCGGAACAGTCGGTTATCCACCGACGCTCCTCGGGCGATCTCGGGCTAATCATCAACCTCTCCAAGACTTTTGTCCATTCAAGGATGGCCAACATAAATTCGGCCCCCTTCTTGGTCAACGTCTCGCCCCGGCGGGTCGCGGACTCCCTCCTTCGGGAAGTCGCCCTTATCCGAAACATGGATTGGTCTGACGTCCCGATGGACCCCTTTGACCTCTCCCCACCCAGCATCTATTCGTCCTGTTCTATCCATCGTTTGGAGCTCCTCAACCAGGCGCTCCTCCACGCTCCTCGTCTCGTTGCCTTAAAGGCGTCTGATGCCACTGTGAGCTTTATGGAAAGGTACGTCAAGACTGTTGGGTCTGCCGCTA